ATAATAGGCTCTATGACGATAAGACGAATGAGTTACAAACAATTGATAATGACATTAGTTTAGGTCAGCATGATATTAGAATAGTATCAGGCTCAACATTGCCGTCTAATAAGATGGCTGAATACAATATGTATTTAGATGCTTACAAGTTGGGTCTGGTGGACGATGTCGAGGTTCTGAAAAAATCAGAAATCTATGACAAAGAAGGTGTATTAAAGCGTAAAGGTGCTATGAGTCAGATGCAGGGTTACATTAAACAACTTGAAGATCAGATTAAAAAGCTAAGTGGTGATTTGCAAACGTCAGAACGTGAAGCAGTAAGTGCTAGAAAGCAAACTATCACTCAGAAATTCAAGACAAATCTTGATTCCGCTCTTAATCAAATAAAAGATAAAGAACGAAAAAATCTAAATCGGATGGAAAATGTAATCGATAAAGCTGATTTACAAGCTAAGTACGCTAATACTAAGGAAGGCATAGTGGGTGCCGAAGAAGGCGTTGAAGGTTAACAAAACTAGAGTCAAGTCTTACCTGGAAAATATCGAAAGGTATGGTTTATAAAGGAGTAAGAAGATTCGGAAAGGAAACATGGAAGACCAAGCAACACAAAGCACAGAACAGACTTATGAGGATAGGCTGGCTAGAGATAATGACGGAATGTCAATATCGATGCCAGACGTAGAGATGGTTAGTGATGAAAGTCCTCAAGACGTAAAAGAAGAAGTCGATGAACAAGGTCATAAAAAACCAACTGAAATTGTAGCTGAAAATGACGAATCTCAAGTTGATTATGGAACTGATTGGGAACAAGAGACTAGAAAGTTTCAGTCTATGTATGACAGGCAAAAAGCAGATTACGCTTCGCTTGAAAAGCAAGTTGAATCTCTTGAGCCTTTAAAACAGTTACAGCAGGTTCTAGAATCTAGACCAGATGTAGTTCAAGCTCTTCAAGATAAATTACAAAATAAGCCTGTTAGTGGTGATACATCGAGTTCGCCTACAGATAATACTGTTGACGAAGCCTCATTTGACCCGTGGGAAGCCTATTATAAAACCGACTCTCCTTCGTACAAGTTACGAGTAGAGAAGGAAAAGGCTTTGGTTAACGAAGCAGTCTCTGAACAGATGGCTGGTATCCAAAGTCAAGTTGCTATGCAAAATTTAAAAGGTGAGTTAAAATCTAAGTATGGTATGGCAGATGATAATGAAATTGATGAATTTATTAACTTCGCAATGACTCCAAGAGATCAATTGCCAGTTGAATTATTACTCAATGTTTATAGACAGCATTATAACAAAGGTGTTAATGCTCAACCATCTGAAAATTTACAAGCTGTGACAGAGACTCAATCAGTCCCTATGTCTGCTGGCGTTTTACAAGGAGGAGATCCTAAGGTAAAAAGCGAGTTAGATGTTTCGTGGGATAGAATTTTAAAGGCTGGCAACGCAGGAAGATTACTTTAAAATAAAAAATAACGGAGGTTATTAAATGGCTATTACACAGGGAACTAAACTCTCTAGTAATATTACGGCTGCTGCAACTAGCGCAGGTGTAGGTCAAGCTCCTGATAGAAGACGGTTATACGATTTTAGTGATCGAGTTGCTGAATTGGCTCCCGAAGAATCACCATTCTTCGTATACTTGTCTCAGGTTGCAAAAAACCCTACAGATGATTCTGTCTTTCGTTTCTTAGAAAATCGTTCTAAGATTGATTGGACTAGTCGTAATTTTAAAATTGACTTAGCTGGTCATGTTAATAGTGGTGGTACTGTCGCAGCTGGAAGCAATTATGCTTTTACAGTTGATGCTGACGGTGCATCCGTTGACTGGTTAATAAAAGGAATGGTCTTTGCAGTAAATACAACTACTGGCGCTGAATCAACTGGCTACGCTCAAACTCTAGTAAGGGTTGAAAGTGCAGTAACAGATAATGGTAGCGACAGTTCATTTACTGGTAAGATTATTGACGTTTCTAATTCAAATGTTGCTGGTTATAATGTTATTTCAGATGATGATGATTGTCAAGTTATTGGCACAGCATTTGCTGAAGGAACTGCTTCTCCAGACGTTTGGTCAGGTGAAATTGAGGATGACTATGGTTATACTCAAATTTTTAAAACTGCTTGTGAACTTTCTAACACAGCAATTGCAACTCGCTATCGCGGTTATGCAAACGAGTTTGAGCGCATTTGGGCGACTAAACTTCGTGAACATAAAGTTGATATCGAACGTGCAATGTTGTTTGGACAGAAAGCAAGAGTTGGTGGTATTCAATATACCGAAGGTCTTGTTGGACATATTGTAAAGAATGCTAACCCAAATACTGGGAATACTGCATTCACTTACAGTTCAGGAACACCTTACTATCGTAGTGTTGCTCAATCTGAATTAACTTATGATCGTCTATTAGGCGACTTAGAAGTTATATTTGATCCAGCACGTGGTGGTTCTGGAGATAGGCTAGTATTAGCATCTCTTCCAGTTATCACATTCTTTAACAAGTTAGGCGATGGAGCATTTATGGATGCTTCTATGGGTGGTATTAGTAATGGAATTAATCGTTACAACTTTGAAGAAAGACAGGGTCAATTTGGTCATAAGATCATGACTATTGATACTGTTCATGGAACAATGCACTTAGTAAAAGAACCATTATTCAGAGGTCAAGCTTCTGGAATGATGTTAATGGCTGATATGAGCAAATGTCAATATCGTCCATTAGTTGGTAATGGTCTCAATCGTGATACTCATATTATCTCTAACGTACAAAATTCTGACGAAGATTTACGTAAAGATATGATTGTTACTGAGGCTGGTCTTGAAATAACACTTCCAGAGTGCCACGCACTTTACGAAGTAGAATCAGCGTAAGGAGGTATAGAATATGTATAGTGATCTTATAAATAAGAATAGTGGTAAGTTTGTAGAAAAACTAAGCCCAGAAACTATTTTTGAATGGAACTACATTGACTGTGCTCCACCAGTATTATCTTCAGTAGGTAATTCTGGAGACGGTGTTATGGCTGATGGAGATCAAGGTAGTGTTTTATTTCCTGGAAAAGGTGGACAGATTTATCCTTCAACTATGTGTTATGTCGGAGCTTTTACAGCAGCTGGTACAACACCTGTCGTTGACGGAACTGTTCCTTCAGTAGATACTAACAATACTGCAGCTGGATGGAATATGCAAATGGATGCTGAAACAGCTGACAATACTGGTCTTGAATTAGTTCTTGGCGGTAGTCAGTTTGGAAGTGCCAGTAATAAAATTATTGCTGGAACTCATGCAGCTGTAATTGATATGACAATCTATAACGTTGACTGGACTGATTTTGATGCAGCAGTCATAGGTTTTAGAAAAGCTCAAGGCTTTGAAACTGGACATGGTGGAATCCTAGCGGCAGCTTCTGGAGACCCAGCATACACTGATTTCGTAGCTTTTGGTTGTCAATCAGCAGACGATGTACAGATAGCAAGTGCTTTAAATGATGGTAGTCGTACTTACACAGATAGTGGACAAGCGACAGCCGCTGACAAAAATCACAGATTCCAAATTACTTTGGATTCTGATGGTGCTGTCACATATGCACACGTTGGTGCTGCAGTTGCAGGAGATGGCACATTAGCCGCTCCATCAACAACTGCTGCTTTTACTTTTGATAGTGGAGATGTTTTAGTACCTTATATGGTAATACAGGGTACAAATCAAAACAGTGCTATTTATCTAAAAGATCTAAAAGTAACTCGTACACCAGCTATAGATGGACATAGTGTAGCGTAAAATCCGAATAAATAAGGATTGACAGATATGGATTCTGTGGGGCTATTCAAAAAAAGTTTAGCCCCGAAAATCCTAAAAATTTTAAAATAAGGAAAAGTTATGGCTGTTTATGGTAATGTAAAAGTAAAAGTATTTATACACGATGCTGTCCCAAATATAGAGACTGCTGCGGTTGGTACAATGGCGAGAGATATTAAAGATTATATAGATACATTGGACTCAACAAATAATGAAATTTTGTCAATTACTCACACAGCGCTTAGAGGTGATAGAGTACTAACTGTAGTTGTTGGTGGAACTTAATGTCTAAGTGTCAACATTGCAAAAAACCAAATAAAGAAAATTGGTTTTATTGTAGAGATTGCGGTAAAAGAGCATCTCCACCAAAGTTTACAACAAACTCTTGGATGAGAAGCGATATAGCAAAAAGAACTGATATTGAGTTTGGAACTACGGATATGGAAAGTAGTATAAAGAGGTTTAGTAATGGGTAAGTTTGGTAAAGGATTAAAAACTGTTTCTAGTCGTACAATGACTGGAGGAAAAGGAAATTCAAATGATGTACAAAAAGCCAAAGAAAATGGCAAAGAAAAAGAAAAAAGTTACAAAGAAAAAAGGTAAGAAGAAATAATTAAATGGCAAATTTTGATGCACAAGTAATAGAGTTAGTTGGCGTTACTTATAGTACCGACCAAGCTGCATTAGATCAGTTTATAACAGAAGGAGCTAATGAAGTTATAAATGCCATGCCGCGCGCTCTTATGGAAAGAGTAGCTGAAGAAACTACTGTTGTTGATGGTACAACTACATCCGAAGGTCATAAGATAT